TGTTTACGTTGGTGAATCCGCATTCCAAAAACTAGAAAAAGTAACAGAAAAAACAAAAATAATGATTGAATCTTGGACTGTTGCCGATAATAATAATATATCTAAACAGATTCATTTTGATCCTGCAATACCAAATACAAATGTTATGAATGATAGGTTTGGTGGAACACATAATAACCCAACAAGAAATGATTATATTGAATATAGTTGGTTATTTGGTAAACGTTAATATTTATAGGTATGGGTTTAAATAGAAGAAAAAAGTCAGGTAGAACAATTGGTGGTTCACGATTAATAGTTGATGGTCAACCAATTTTTACTGTTATAAAATACACACCTGATTTAAGAAAACAATCTAAAACAGATTTCTTTGTTGAGGGTAATGAATTTGTAACAACAACAACCACAATATCGCCAACAACTACAACAACGACAACAATTTCTTGTAACCTTGTAACACAACAATATGAAAATTTAATAACACAAAATGGTGATAATTTAGTTTTTTGTGATTAAAAACTATTTAGACTATTTATATATAAAACTAACAATAATGGACAAAAGAATACCCGATTTAACACAAATACAATTTAGTGCGATAACCGTTAATGATGTGTTACCGATTGTTAATATTATTACTGATGAAACCAATAAAATAACAATAGATCAGATAAAAAATTATGTTAACTCTGGTGTTACAGATACTTACGTAACTGGGTTTACATATCAAGATAACACTTTCGCAATTTTAGATAATTTAGGAAACACATTTGACACGACATTTACGGAAGTGACAGGATTAACCGTTAATGGTGATTTAAATATTACAGGAACAACATATTCTAATGTAATTTCAGCAACAACATATCAAAATTTACCAATAACTACAGATGTTTTTGTTACAGGTGGAACTTATTCCGCAGGCACATCAACGTTTACAAATAATACGGGTGGGACATTTAATGTAAGTGGTTTTTATACAGGTGAAACAAGTAATGTAAACACACTAACAACGGGTATTGGATTGTCAGCGGACACAACAACAGGTGATATAACGATTATAAATACGGATCCTGATCAAGTTGTTGTGTTAAATGATGGTACAAATATTAATGTAACGGGGTCATACCCTAATTTTACAATAGACGTTACGGGTTTGACAGATTTTAACACATTTACAACCGGATTTACATATCAAGATAACACATTTACAATAACTGATAATTCAGGTTCAACTTTTAATGCGACCTTTACTGATGTTACAGGTTTGACGGTTAATGGTAATTTAAATATTACTGGAACAACATATACTAATGTAATTTCAGCGGCAACGTATTTAAATTTACCAATAACTACAGATGTTTTTGTTACTGGTGGAACTTATTCTTCCGGTACTGCAACGTTTACAAATAACACTGGTGGGACATTTAATGTAAGTGGTTTTAGTAGTGGATTACCTTACACAATATATAAAGCGTTGGTTTCATTAAGTGGTGGTATATTTACTGTAACACAATTAGAAAATACTATAGGAGACGGTAGTGGTGTAAACCCAAATGATATTGAGTGGAGTAATCCATCAAATGGTGTAATTAGAGCAACTAAGACTGGTGCGTTTACATCTTCAAATATTCTAATTGGCGTGGAAAATATGATTCCTAGTGGTGTCCCTTATGTGTGTATTGGAACAAAATCAACAAACAACATTATACAAGTATATATTTATCCTTCCACTTTTATTTTATCAAGTACACCAAACTTTACCAATTTACCTGTTGAAATAAGAATATATTAAATTAATTTAAATGGGATTTTTTATAAAACAAAATAGTAATCTACCCATTTTAAAAATGGATATTGTAAGAGGTGGTATAACCGACTTGTGGAAAAACTTTTATTTTAGGGTAACACCAAAACATTACGAAACAAGTGTATACGAAACAATCAACAACTATTTAATTTTAAACATAAAACATTAAATTTATAATATGGAAAAACAAAATCTAACGATATGGCAAAAACTATCTAAAACATTTGGACCAAACTCTCTCTTGGGTATGGATCAACCATCTGTAAAATTGGATAAAAATGTTCTATTAAAAACAACAGATAAAACACAATACGATAAAGAAAAATTAGAATACCAACAAAGTTTATTTTTAAGTAATCAATGGGAAAAAATAGAAAACAACTTATACGCCCAAGCGGTATATTATGAACCAAACCGAATTGCCGCTTTTTATGATTACGAATCGATGGAATTTACGCCGGAAATATCAACTGCGTTAGACATTTATTCAGAAGAATCAACAACACCAAATCAAGATGGTTATGTGTTACAGATATACTCTGAGTCAAAAAGGATTAAATCAATTTTGGCCGATTTATTTAATAACATTTTAGATATTAATATTAATCTACCAATGTGGATTAGAAACACACCAATTAGAGAGAATTGTATGATACCATTATTAGATGGTACAGAAGTAACGATAAAAGAATTAAGTGATAGGGTTAAGAATGGTGAGGATGTTTGGTCTTATTCAATACAAGATGGAACGAAAGCAATTGTACCTAGTAAAATTATATGGTGTGATTTAACTAGGAAAAATAGTGAACTCTATAGAGTTACTCTTGATGATGGTACATACATTGATACAACACCAGATCACGAATATATGCTTAGAGACGGATCATTTAAACGAGCCGATAAGTTAACCAAAGGTCAATCTTTAATGCCGTTTTACACTAAAAAAAGTGAAAAGAAAAAAGACCGAATCGCTGGGTATGAAAAGGTGTTTAACCCAAGTACAGGAAAATATAAATTTACACATACAATGGTGTCACATGGATGTGTAAGAGATTTAGATTATGAAAAAACAATTAGTGAACAATTTGATACACATCACGTTGATTTTAATAAACTAAATAATCATCCAAAAAATTTGGATAGAATGAAACATTCGGATCATTTTAAATTACACTCGGAACATTTTATTAAGATTTTAGGTTCACCAGAGGTTGTTAAGAAAAGAATGGATGGTATTGATAGATATTTGCGTTCTGAGAAACGGAAACAAAGATTATCCAAAGAAATGACTGGTATCTATAATAAATATTTTGAGAAATATAACAATAGTGAATTACATACTGAACACAATATAATTCGTTCAAATAAAATGTTAAATAACTGGAGAGATAATAATTTTATAGAAAAAACAAAAAAGGGGATGACGATTGAAATAAATGATAATTGTTTGTCCTATATTTCCGAGGTAATTAAAAACAGTGAAACTTATATTGGTATATACGAATTATCAAATATTCTTAAATCTGATAGTGAGTTTATCAAACTATTTAAACAAAACTATACGTTAAATAAAGATATTACAAAATCAATTAATGCTACAACCTTAAAAAAAGTCATTTTAAGAAAAACAAATAAAAATTATTTTGATTTTATTTCCAATATTAAACCAGAAATTATTTTAGATAAAAAATATATTAAAGCGAGGTCAATCTTTGAGGGAAAAACTAAAGTAAAAATTATTAATCACAAAGTTGTTTCAGTTGTTAAACTAAACGAAACGTCAGACGTTTATTGTTTAGAAGCGGTTGGTCCAAATGGAGAACACGATAGACATAATTTTCCGGTTTGTGGTTTTAACTTAAATGGTGAATACTCTAGAGAATCAGGTGTGTTTTTGTCCAACTGTAAGTATGGTGATAATTTCGTATACCTAAAATTAGACGAAGAAAAAGGGATTACAGGTTGTTTACAACTACCTAATATTGAAATTGAACGATTAGAGAGAGGAATGTCGGTGAGAACAATGAACGCTGTTGTTAGTACCCCCACCCCATCCGATGTAAATAGCAAAGGGTTAAGGTTTGTCTGGAAAACCAAAGATATGGAGTTTAATACGTGGGAAATGGCACATTTTAGACTACTTGGTGATGATAGAAAATTACCTTATGGTACATCAATGTTAGAAAAGGCACGTCGTGTTTGGAAACAGTTAGTGCTAGCAGAAGATGCGATGTTGATTTACAGAACATCACGAGCACCAGAACGAAGAGTGTTTAAAGTATTTGTCGGAAATATGGATGATAAGGACGTTGAACCATATGTACAACGTGTTGCGAATAAATTCAAACGAGACCAAGTTGTTGATAGTAAAACAGGAAATGTAGATATGAGATACAATCAAATGGCGGTTGATCAAGATTATTTTATCCCAGTACGAGATCCAGGACAAACAATGCCAATTGAGACATTACCTGGTGCTCAAAACCTATCAGAAATCGCTGATATTGAGTACATACAAAAGAAACTACTAACAGCACTAAGAATACCAAAAGCATTTTTAGGTTTTGAGGAACCTGTTGGTAGTGGTGACAATTTGTCTTTAATGGATATTAGATTCGCCCGAACAATCAATAAGATTCAAAAAAGTATGATTGCCGAATTAAATAAAATCGCAATTATCCATTTATTTATATTAGGTTTTGAAGATCCGTTAAATAACTTTACGTTAGGATTAACAAACCCTTCAAAACAAGCGGATTTATTAATGGTTTCAGTTTGGAAAGAAAAAGTATTATTATATAAAGATTTAGTTAGTGAAATACCAAATACATTACAACCAACATCAGCAACCTGGGCTAAAAAACATATCTTTGGATTCTCTGATGAAGATATTAAACTAGAAATTCAACAAATTAGATTAGAGAGAGCGGTTGCTGCGGAATTAACAAATACACCGACAATTATAACACATACTGGTATGTTTGATATTGTTGACAAATTATACAAAACAGCAAGTGGTGATACCACAACAGCACCACCAGCAGAAGGAGGAATGCCACCACCACCACCACCTGCAGAAGGAGGAGGAATGGGTGATATACCACCACCACCAAGTGGGGGTGAAGCACCTTTGATGGATAGTGTTGAGAAATCAAATTATGATATATTAGTTGAGAGTAGTAATTTAGAAGAGGATGATTTCATTGATTTATCTAAAGGACGTAATTCATTAGGATTAATTGAAAAAGAATTGGACAAATTACTAAATGGTTGATATTTATATTAAAACTATTTAAAATGAAATTCGGTATAATTAAAAGTAAAATTGAGAAATTATTTGTTGAGAGTTATTCAAATAATAAATTTAAAGACCAATTTTTTGTTTTTGAGGAGTTAATACTTAAAAATAAAAACTTAAAAAAAATATATTATTTATACGATGAGTTATCTCAAAATAAAGGTTTAGATAAGTCTCTAGCAGAAAACTATATCAATGAGAGTGTTGTTATATATGAAAACACAATAAATAATGTGACAAAAGAAAATTGGGTTGAGTTAAACGAGTGGTTAAAATCAACTATAACAACCAACCATTATTCAGACGTTGATAATTTATTCTCAAACAACATTACACTTTTAGAAGAAAAAATTAAATCTAAACATAGTGTTATTGAGTCATTACAACAATCACCGAAAAATTTAGTTGAGTCACACGAATTACCATTAAACGACTTGGTTAATGTTGCAAATAAAACAATTAGTGATTACTTAAAAACATTAAATGAATCTGATCAATTAAAAGTTAAAAATATTCTAAAAGAAACTGATGATAAATTACAATTAAAATACGAGATTTTAAAAGAAAATGTTCTTGAAAAATTAACAGAATTAAAGGTTAATGAGACAGATTCGGAAATCATCACTAAAATTGTTGAGACGACAGAAAAAATACAATCAGAAAATTTTGATAAAATAACATATCTAAAACTACGAGAATTAGATAAAGATTTGTAAGTTATGAAAATCATAATAACCGAAAATCAATATAAATTAATTAAAGAAAATATTTCTTTAAAGGAAAAATTGTTGGGTTTAATAAAAAAAGTTGGTTTTGAATCTGTAACAAAGATTGTTGGGTCCTTGGATAAAACGTTTGAAATCTTTGACATTAAAGAACCGATGGATTTCTTAAATTTATTTAATGATCTGGAATCAGTTCAGAGTGAGGAAGATGAAAATTGGACATTGTATCGTTATAAAAAAGGTCATAACACTATGGTTTACGATAGACACTATGAAACAGTTTATATCAATTCTGATGAAATTTGGTCAGTATTGGAAGACAAATTTGGCCTTAAATTTTCTGAAAAACAGAAAATTATAGAGATATGGTTGGGTGAGGTCTACAATTTAAGGGGAGTCAGAATCTACGCAAACGGCACGGAAGTAATTGGAAAAATTGAATGATATCTACAATTTAAAAAAATTAGAATATTTATCAATATGAAAATTATCATCACCGAAAGTCAATACAAACTAATTAAAGAAAACGTTTCTTTAAAAGAGAAGTTATTGGGTTTAATAAAAAAGGTTGGTTTTGAATCTGTAACAAAGATTGTTGGATCTTTGGATAAAACATTTGAAATCTTTGACATCAAAGAACCGATGGACTTCTTAAATTTATTTAACGATCTGGATGTTGTTCAGAGTGAAGAACGTGAAGATTGGACGTTATATCGTTATAAAAAAGGATATAATTTTATTGTTAACAATAGAAAAAATGATTATGTTTATATCAATTATGATGAAATTTGGTCAGTTTTAGAAGACAAATTTGGCCTTAACTACTTTGAAATACTGGAACTTACAAAGATATGGTTGGATGAGGTCTACAATTTAAGGGGAATCACACCCTCCCAATTAAGTAACCTCTATCGTCTAAGTTGGATGAGGTCTACAATTTAAGGGGAATCACACCTAAGTTCAAACGTACTTCTTTAATCGGTTCGTTGGATCATCTCTAAAATTTAAGGAGAGTCACACCTCTTAACATTAATGATCAACATATTCTTATTTTATTTGATATATAATTAAAAATTATGTAAAATTAAGTAAAATAAACAATTAGTATGAAGAACATTTATGAAAAAAGGTAAAAACGTAAAATTAACGGGTTTTAGGAGTTGTAAGGTACAATTCGGTACTGTAGATTCCAAAGAGTTAAAAACAATTTACATTAATTTACAAACTTGGGTTGAACCCAAACTAGACACCGAAAACTGGAATCGTATTGTGTTAAATATGAATCGGTCATTTAAACATTCAGTATATAATAACATAGACAAAACAATATTTGACGAAAAATTTATTGTGGATTTAGATTTAAGAATGAGTGGTATCCAATTGAAAAAGAAATCCTTTTTAAATTTAGAAACAACATTATTCGTCAACGATCCTATTGATTTTAAATCACCAAAATTAAAAAAAATAATAAAAAAATTCGTTAAAGATATTTACGGTGACGTATTAACAGACAATGAATATTTCAAATGTTACTTAACCAAAAACGGAAATATTAAACCAACAAAAGTAAAAACCGAAATATCTTGATATTTATATAAAAATATTTTTAAGTTGTGTTAGAATTGGTTACACATATTTATGTGTTAAAAGACCCAAATAGTGGTGAAATTAGGTATGTTGGTAAATCTGATAAACCTAAAGAAAGACTTGTTGAACATATAAGAAAAAGTAAATACAAAAAAACATACAAAAATAATTGGATTCAAAACTTAATTAAAGAAGATAAAAAACCAATATTAGAAATTATTGATACCGTTCCGATGTGTGAATGGTCAGAAAAAGAAAAGTATTGGATAAAATATTATAGGGAAAATGGTTGTTCTTTAACAAACTTAACAGATGGTGGTGATGGTGGTAATTTTGGTGATGAAATAAACAAACTAATCTCACAAAAACTGAAAGGTGGGGTTTTTAGTGAAGAAACCATTAAACGAATGACTGAATCCGCAAGAAAAAGAAAACTAACCGATGAAGGTAAAAAATTATTATCAGAGAAAAGAAAGGGTGAAAAAAATTCTATGTTTGGTAGGAAACAATCAAAACATTGTATAGAAAGTAAATATAAACCAGTTGAACAATTTGATTTAAATGGTAATTTTATTAAAAGTTGGAAGTCACTAAAAGAAGTATCTGAATATTTATCAATAAACCGAAATTCAATTAGGATGTGTTCGAACAACCAAAGAAAAAGTGCCGGTGGATATAAATGGAAATTTAAATAAAAATGTATATAAACACAAAAAACGAACTAAATAAAAAATTAATTCTTGTAGAGTACGATGCCGGTTACATAAACCCAAAAAGTGAAAACAATAGATTTATAATGGAATCTACAAACACTTTGGATCACTCAAAACCTTTTGAGTTTTACGCTGTACTACAGAAATATAACACACCCAATAAAAATGGTCGTGTTTATCCAGAAAAATTATTGAAACGTGAGGCCGATAATTATAAAAAATTAATTGAGAAAGGTACTGCGTTATCAGAACTAAATCACCCAGAATCATCATTAATTGATCTTGATAGAGTTTCACATATGATTACCGATATTTGGTGGGATGGACCAATACTAATTGGAAAATTAAAGTTATTAACAAGTCCTGGTTTTCACGAGAAAGGGATTGTTTCAACAAAAGGTGATATGGCTGCAAATTATTTAAGACAAGGTGTTACATTAGGTATTTCATCTCGTGGTGTAGGATCCTTAAAAAAAGTTGGTGAACAAAATGAAGTTCAAGATGACTTTGAGTTAATCTGTTTTGACTTAGTGTCGTCACCGTCAACACCAGGTGCTTATTTATTCTTAAATAAAGACGATCGTCATAAGTTTGATGAAAGTTTAGATGAAGAAAATAAAATGAGAGATGTTCGTTTATCTGGAATGGAATCAAGTAGTTTAGATAAAACAAAAAATTTAATGAACAGATTGACCTCATTCCTTGATAAATAAAAATAATTAATTTATTATTATAAAAAAATAATTAATTATGGAACAAGGAGAAAAATATTTTGTGGCGAAAATCGCGTCTGATTCTGTTGATAACGAATCTGGTAGAACAAAGAAAATTAAAGAAGAAAAATTGGTCTTGGCGTATTCACCAACCGATGTTGAAGCTAAAATTACAAAAATCTATGAGACATACTCATTTGATTGGCGAATTACCGCGATAACAGAAAGTAAAATTGATGAGGTTATTGAATAACAACCAATAAAACAATTTTTAAAAAGACGGGTTAATTCTCGTCTTTTTTTTTTGTAAAAAAATAAATTATTTAATAAAAAAGGAGGGTATTTTATAATATTCTCCTTTTTTTATGTGTAAAAATGATTTTTTTCAAAACATAACATATTTATAAACAAATATAAAACGATAAATGAATAGAAAATCGACAGTAGAAGATGCTTTAATCCAAATTAAAAATGTGGAAGAAGCAATCAATAAAAACGCAGAAGGAATACTTGCTTCAACAATGAGGAAAGAAATCAGTTCATTAGTAAAAGAATCTCTTAAAGAACAAGACGAGATTGAAGAACCAGAAACACTTGATGTTGATGATGAAGAAACAGTGATTGATGACACTGAAATGGATGACGAAGACATGGAAGATATTGACATGGATGGTGAAGAAATGGATGACACTGAAATGGATGACGAAGACATGGAAGATATTGACATGGATGGTGAAGAAATGGATGATACTGAAATGATTGATCTTGATGACATGGGTGTTGATGAATTTTCTATGGATGATGAAACAATCGATATGACTGGTGCATCGGACGCAGAAGTTCTAAAAGTATTTAAAGCTATGAGTGATAGTGATGGTATTGTTGTTACAAAAAACGATAATATAATATCACTAAATGATGGTGACAATGAATACATGATTAAAATAAACGAAGAAGAAGAAGTAACAGA